GTGTAAGGTTGCGAGTTAGCAAAGAAAAGCCCCACCCCCCATAAATAACGGCGGTAGGGGTCATAGGAGCGTTGTAGGCGGGTTTTGAGGTCAATAAGTCAATTCTTATCAACCAATGTATTTGTTTCCTTTCTGAGCGTTACACCGGCGGTGGGCAGGTGCTAAAGGACTTTGCGGATTGCCTGGTATCAGGTGGTCGGCCTGTATCTCGCCCCTGTCAATAAAAGGTTTCTTACAGATGTGACAATGAGTAGCGGTTTCCCGCACCACCTTGGCTCGCTGGCGATAATCCCCCCCGTATAAAAGCCCCTTCCTTATTTTTCTTTCCGCCGAGTAAACTCTGGGGGTCTGCTCTCTTGGTTTTCTTTCCAGCCGGCAACTCTCGCAATACTCTGACCTAGCCTTGAATAGTGCCTTGCACTTGAGGCAGGGCTTAGGGAATAGGATCAAGCGTCTTTCCCCCAACCGATACCCATGAAGGTTACTGCTGGTGCGTCATACACTCTCACTAGGTCTTTGGCACAGTTGACACAGAGTGGTGTTCTCTCTGGCTCTTGTATCCCTCGGATGACCGACATCTTTAGGTCACAGGTGTTGCACTTGTAATCGTATGTAGGCATCAGGTTTCTTTTCTTTCCGGCAACTTAGGGTATGGCTTTATCTCGTACTTCAGCTTACGCATCAGTTCTTTCTTGCGAGTCTTATTCCCTGTGAAGTAAAGGTAACGATGCTTGCGACCTCGCTCATGCTTCTCAAGCCTATCTCCATAGAATCGTTTGGCTCCCTCAATGCCACCATGCTCATCGAACAAGTGGCGTGAGTGTTGGTTCGACTGACCATCTAATCGCCACTCCACATGGCGATCACTAAGACCTGTATAAATCCAGTTGCTTGCCTGATACACAACGCCTGTATGACCTGCACCAATCTCGGCATAGGACACGATGATGTCATGTTCAGGTGGCAACATCTTGAGAGTTGATGCAATGAGGTATGACTCGGTGTTCTTTGGTGTGCCGTCTTTGATCCAAAGTCTTGTCAACTCAATGACAGACTTACTCTCATCTTTGCCGGCTATACCAACACACAGGGATGGTGAAGCTGGCTTGCCGTAAATGATTGTGCCTACTAACTCCATGCCATCAAACAAACCAAAGGCGTACATGGTTGAGGCTTTGCGGTGCAGGTAATGGTTTGCGACTGTCAGCTCATTCGCCATCTTGCTGGTGATGGGTTCAATGACATACTGCCTTGGGCTAGTTATCATTCTGCTGGGGTTCAGACTTTACAATCGCCCACTCGCCACCATAAAACTTTTGTAGTGAGTTCATTCTCTTTTGAGCTGTGGCCTCTGTGCCGTAGCTAAAGCTGTTGATGACCCAAGAGCTACCTGACTGATGTGCGATGCCAAAGGTTAGTGGTCGAGTTGATTCCCTTGTAAATACTTTGCCGTCTGGTGCGGTTGCCGAATAGATTGTCATGCGCTTACGCCTTGTCAATCGCCTGTGGTCCGACTGTGTCAAGTGCATCAGCCCACAGCTCGGCCTTAGACCTATACTGATCCATTGAGCCGTAGAAGCTTCCGGTGCCGTAGGCATTGTCCCAGATTTTACCTTCAGGCAACCATGCCTCAAAGAAGTAGTCACCCTCTGAGTTGATTCCCTCTAGCATCTCAGCACCATCTGCTGTGACTTTGCTTATTACTTTTGCCTTGGACATTTGTTTCCCCTTTCTGTCCTTACATCTCTATTTTACCATATTGGCTTAGGTTGCCAAGCACATTTTGATAACAGTTGTATAACGATTTGGTAACAGTTTGGTAACAATTACAACTTGTAAACAGTTCCCTGAAAGTTCTCACCCTTTGTAAGTGGGAACACTAGCAAGCCTGGGTCGCTGTCATCTCCACCCATACCGGTTCGATACCAGCTTGAGCCAGCATCAAGGGTTGGGCATTGAATCACCCATCTGCTGTGGTTGTTTCGTCTGCCTGACTCTTTGACTGTGAGGTGATGGAAGTGTCCATGAATGAGGATGTCAGCATCTTTTACTGGCTGGTTGCCATGTGACTGATTACGCCACCATTGGACTATGCCGTCAGGTCTTGAGGCTTGGTGTCCATGAACTAGGCCGAGAATCATCTCGTTGTCACCCCAAACATCTAGGGCAAGTGACTCATCGTTAGCCTGCGGTTCGTAGAACTTGACTGGCAAGTCTGTTTCCTGTGCAAGCCTGGCAAGCTGGCGTTGGATATGCAATCCCCAGTCATCGCTTGCTGTGCCTAGTTTCTGTCTGCCTGATCTCCAAGCACAATGGTTGGAGCCAACTGAGGCAGCAACTATTGGAGCGTAGTTAGCCATCAGCTTTAGGGTTTCCCACTCGAAAGTTGCCTCAAGGTCTACTTGTTGCATCAGGCTTAGATCGTTGGTTCGCATTGGGTTGCCACCTGACTCGAAGCCCTCAATGCTGTCACCGACATTTAGGAAGTAGATAACATCTGGCTTTTCCTTTTTTAGATAGCTGGCAAGGTTGGCTTGCTTCTCAGCGATGCGTTCAATCAGCTCAGGTGTGCCACCTCGGATGTCACCTGCCTTGCCTGTCTGAGTATCTGACCAGCAGACAACAACAGCCTTCTCAAGTGTTTCTTTTGGCTTGGCAATTTTGAGTCCCTTGCGAGTGTTGGCATAAAGGGTTGGCAGGTCAATCTCGACTTCAGAGCGTGTTCTGAAGTTGAATCGCCAGCTAACTAACCAATCTCCACCCTCACGCTGTTGCCATCGGCTAGTGCGTATTGGGCCGTAAATCTCAATCTTGTCAGGGTCGAAACCTTGCTCAATTAGGAACTCATCAAAGTTAGGTTGGTTGCCGGTAGTCGGTGGGGTTGTTGCCTCACCTAATGTGCCGTCAAACTCAACGGCTGGCCGCCAATCTTTCGGTGGTGTTACCTTTGGTGCTGGGACTAGATTCTCGAGCATGAGCACTCTTTCCGTCTGTGAGCCAAGATAGGTTTTTCGCTTATTGCGATTCCCCTGGCTGTTAGTTCTCTAGCGAGAGCTGGAGCTTTCCAAGACTCATTACTTACAGCATTGACAAGTATTACTTGATCCTTGCTGTCCAACGATTCCAAGATTGACCTTACCTTGCAGCTCGGTTTCCTCTGTGTCGGTGTCATTCCTTCTAGCATTGTTTTCCCTTTCAGTTTCTCTTATCAAGTTTAGGGCTAAGTCCCCGATTTCTGGCTCAAGATAGTGCCACTCGACTTGCATGATTCTTTCTAATAATCTGGCAAGGTTGCGCCTGATTGCTTCTAGGTCACTTGACCAAACTAGGTTCTCATCCTTTAGTAGGTTGATTGCCTCAAAGATTTCACGCTCATCGGCGTTTGTGAAGTGTGTCATTTGACCCCCCTAGTAAAGAAGGCTACAACTAAACTTTTCAGTTGCATCCTTTTGTATGCCCAATGAACTCGAACGATACGCCAGTTGATAGGTTGCCTTTCAGCTCTGTGCTTTGCCAATGTCCCTCACCGCCTCGATGATTTCGACAACTCGCTCAAGAGTGTCAATGTCTATGGTGGTGCTTAGAACTCCGTCTTTGTGTAGTGAGTAGATCACTTGCTCGCTGAAATACTCAGCCATGTCTTTTGCGCCTCGCTCGTATCCTTTAGCAAAGGCTTTCTCTCTGCCTCTGCGGATGTGATAAGCCCAGTCAAACCTAAAGCTCATTTCTCTACCTCACCCAGGATTGCCTTAGCTCGGTACTCGATGTCTTTGGCTGTCTTGACAAGTTCGGCCAGCTCTTTGTTTATCATCGCCAAGCGAGCCTCAAACTCAAGCAACTTGATGTCTATTTCTTTTGGCCCCATTGTGTTTTCCTTTCGGCTAGGTGTGCTTCCATGTCAATTCGGTACTGACCTTCTATCTCGTCAGCGATGTCTTGAGCTGTGATGGCTACATTCTGCTCTTGGTGGATGCGGATAAAGTCAAGGACTGACTCTCTCTGGTATCTAACGCCAGCCTTGAATCCCTCTGTGTAAAGTGTCTGCATGATTACCTCGATGAGATGTTGTATTCAGGGTCAACATAAATTTCAATGTTGTCCACGATCTCGATAACCCTGGCGATTGCTTTGGTCGGTGTTGGGTAGGCAGCCTTGATGAGTTGTAGCACCTCGTTTTTCATTAGCATCCTGCCCATGTAGATTCCGTCTGACTTGGCAACACCAAAGTTGTATTGGTGAGGCTGGAAATCGGTTACTGCGAACTCAATCTCTTGAGGGTTATAGTTAGGCATTTGCTCTCATTTCTTTATAGGTTGACTTGATGTGTTCTACTAGCTCAATGCGAGCCTTAGCCTCGTTGCGGCTAACTGAGTCCATGCCAGGGATACCAGCTTGGAGCGTGAACTGGTTCTCAGTCCAGCGTTGAGCCTCGGCGATTATGCGTTCGGCTAGTTGTTGTTCGTTCATCTGCTTTCCTTTGTGAACTCGTTGATGGTAGTAAAGAAGGCAATCAGCATGGCGATTACTCCAATGCCGTAACCGAGTCCGACATGGAACTCTTGGATTTTCCAGCTTCCCCAAAGGATTATTGCTAGTGCGATTATGTATAAATAGAATTTCAGCATTTTCTTTTCCTTACTTGATTAGATCTTTAGCTAATGAGTGAACTGTGATTAGGAAGGCAACAAGCACACCGACAACACCGATGATGACGCCGAGTGTTGGAAGTGTGAGTTGAATGATGAAGCTGGACAGCATAATGACTGCCAGCGATAGAGCGTAGATAAATAGCTTGAGCATTATGCACCTAGCTTTTCTGCCTGAGCTGCGGTGATGAAGTTGTGGTATCTAAGTGCCACGATCAGGTTGCTTGGGCTAAAGCTTGCAATTAGCTCGTTTAGTAGCTTCTCTGCATCTGCTGGGTTTGCGCCCTTGCTTACCAGTCTTGCAATCATTTTTTCTGTGTTCACTTTGGTACTCCCTTTCTGACCTATCTGGTCATAAGTAGAGAATAGCACAGTTTTTGCCTTTTTCTGACAATTTTGCCAAATTTAGGCAATTATCGGCGTGTCGGAATAAAGGGCTAGTTGAGGGTTTTGACGCTGATTGTGGCCCCTGGCTCGATGCCTTCGGCGTAGAGCTTCCTAGCTGAGATGCGTACTATTCGGGAGTCATCGGTGATTACTGTGCCTGTTAGGGAATCCCCGACTGCCCTGATGAGCTTATCGAGATCGGGGGAAACGCTGGGTAGTGGTCTGGTGACTGTCTTGGGCTTGGGCATATAAAAGTTGACTACCAGCTCACAAGGGTCATCTATGAGAGTCCAGTTATCGGGTAGGGATTCTGTTGCTGCCTCTGCGATTGCCTTACGCCAAGCCTTATGCTTCGAGCTGTTGACCTGAACGATTCTGCCCTGCATGATGGCGTGTGATCCTTGGCTGGCTGGGTTGCCTGTAACGCTAAAGCTTACCTCTGCCATGTAGTTCCCA